CGTTATAAAACTTTTAAAGGAGGTTAATGCGATGAACATTATCCTATTTGGGCCACCCGGCATTGGTAAATCTACCATTATCGGCGCCCTCAAGTCGAGGGGAACTCGGGCAATTGATTTAGAAGATCTTTACCCGTCTTCAATCCGATTCCAACTACCGTCAATGGTAGATGGAGTGGTGTTCGGCGGCGCAGACTTGAACCCGCGTCGGTCTTACAACAACACCATTAAAGTGCTCCTAACCATGGAGCAGAGCGCGTATGAAGCTCGGCGCGCTGCCAGGGATGCACGAGTACCTGGAAAGGCGAGTCAGTCGAAGCATCTAATTGAGAACTGGAGGAAAGGTGCTCACTACGATGCTGAAGTTGATGTAGGTTCAAAGTCGCCAGCGCAGCTTGCAGTAGAGATCCCTCATCTGAAGGAAAGGAGGAAGTATGAAAGTAACGAAACTTAACAGCACACAACGGAAAGTAGTGGCATCTACCCCGGGACTGTCCTCTTATCTCGTTGCTCTTGAGAGAGGTCGAAAAGCCACGCCCCACTCCTGGCTGTATGAAAATCAGTCATCTGAGGCCACCTTAGCACAGTGGGAAAAACGTCTCGTGTCTCTCAAGCATGCCGACTCTGTCAGGTCAGCGATCTACCAGTTTGACGAGAAGCAGCTCGTCAAGTTCGGACCTCAGGGTGAGATTCCACCGATCAGTAAAGCTTTGGAAACGATAGCTGATCAGTACGAACCTGGGCTTCCCACCCCGCTTTTCTCTTCTAGCAAGTGGAAGCTTGCAAAAGAGGATGCCCGAAAACTCCTTTTCGGTAATCGTCCTAAGACGAAGCGGCCCTTAGCTCTGAACGCAGTTGTAGACGATATGCGTGAAAGGGACACGCTCTCGACTAACTCAGGTTGGCCTCTTTTTACCCGGAGGCATCTTCCTGATGTCGTGCGCGCTAGTATTCATGACGCTATGTCTGGAAAAGCGTATGAGTATCCAGCCATATACTGTTCAGGTATTATAACAAGAAGCTACGCCCTGTTTGGATGTACCCTATGTCACTGAACCTGATAGAAAATTCGTATCAGCAGGTACTTCAAGAGGTTGTGAGGGAAAAAGTTCCTAAGTACGTAGCGCCGTGGCAAGGTTTTGAAGATGTCAAGCGCGTAGTCACGAAAGAGTGGATTCCTTCTGTCTTGGCTTTTGGTGGTGATGTAAGTGCTATGGACGCCCACTTCAAGCAAGCGCAGATGGAAGAAGTGTTTGATGTCGTAAAGTACTGCTTTCAAGAGCAGTTCTGGGAGGATCTACACAAGTCGATGACTGCTGTAAATAACATTGACATTGTTGTAGGAAGAGACGCTATTATCGCTAACCAATCTCATGGAATAGCGTCTGGGTCTGGTTGGACACAGTTTGCTGAGACTATGTTTCAATTTATCTTGAGTAGGTATCAGGCTATCTCAAGAATCGGGTATCGAGCTCAGAGTGCAATTGGCGATGATCAGCTGACATTTTATCAGGGATTATCGTCACGAGCTCAGTATTCCGTGGACTTGTATAAGTCCGCCGGCCTTCCCGCAAATGTAGATAAACAGAGCGATGAGAAAGACAAGACCACCTTTCTACAGCGGATGTTTATCAGGGGGTGGAAATCCTACGAGGACAGTAATATCCTTGGAGGCGTTTATCCAACGATTAGAGCTTTGAATTCGTCGCTTAATCCAGAGCGCTTCCACAATCCAAAGCAGTGGAACTCAGACATGTTCTGCATTCGACAGTTCATGATTCTAGAGAACACGGTCGACCACCCATTGTTCCAGGAGTTTGTCCAGTTCGTGTGCAAGGGGCAGAAGGACCTGATTCCTTTTGCAAAGAAATCGGCTTCTGAATTGGATGCCATCATGAAGAAGTCACGTACGTTGCCGGGGCTTAATCCCACGTATAACCAGGAAAAGAGAGATAAGCCCTTATCTTCGTTT